ACGCCCCGACCACGGTACTTCCATCCGTCGCCTGATGCCGCATTGCTGTTGCCCATGCGGTCCGCGTACACCACGTTGGCTATACGTTCTGGCTGACGGTGAAACGCATTTGCGTCTCGCCCTGCGCGTTTAAAATACTTCGGAAACACAGAGTTTAAGCCAGCAGCCGAGTAGTTCAGGTTTTCTTCTAGCACACGAAAGTTAAGGCTCTCATGCCCACACTGCGCCATGAACATAGCCACTCGTTGGGGCGTGTTGATCTGGTAACGAGGGAGCAAGTCCTGTAGCGGCTTTACCCACTCTGCCCAATCTTTGTTGCCGTGCAGCAGCTGCTCGACCTGTTCGCTAGATAAGATCATATTACGTCGTTCCTCTATCATGCGCCGTTGCGCTGAAATCACCTCTCTCTGCGTCTCCAAGGCGACGAACTGCGCATCAATCTCGGAAAGAACAGGGAAGGGGACTACGTTCACTTTCTCGACCCAAAAAACTTGGTGGCTTGTTTCGTGGCGAAGCTCGCTGAAATTATTATACCCAACGCCGCCTTGTACCAGTCGGGACACGCCTCCAACGCCTGAAACCCCTGCTCAGTTACAGTGCGGCCCCACTCTCCGCAGAAGGCCAAGACCAAGGGTATGCTGAACAAAATTGTTAATATTTCGTCCTTGATTGAGTTTTGCGAGCCTTTGGCCATCAGCTTTTCCCAGTCCGCCTGCGACGTGGCAGACGAAACCAGAACTTTACTTTCAGCTTCGGCTCGAACCCGAGCGACAGACGCTTTGGAGCGCTGCACTTCTGTTTTCTGATCCATCCACGAACCTACCAACGAAGTCAGTGGGCCTATCAAAGCGCCTATCATCTTAACCCTCCTTGTTCATCCATATGCCAAAACAGCCCGTAAGCGCGCCCATACAAACTGATACAAGACCGGCTTGCGCATTTGTGACTTGCTCGGGGGGAATCGACATGAACCAGTGCACTGACTGATAAGTAAGAATAACTACACATATCATCATTATGCGGGGGACAATTTTCCAGTCGTCAATAAATGTATGAGCCATCAGTATTTGCACCCGCACTTAGATTTCATTTTGCCGCACTTAGAGCAGCGTTTACCTTTCGATATTGGTTTTTTAACTGTTCTCTTCATTTTCTAACTCCTTTTCTTGCCGCTTGCTGTTGTGGACCACTTCACTCGTTTTGGTCCGGTCTTTTTCTTCGCCTCCGACTTCGTAATCTTCGACGCAACTTTTTTCGGGCGGCAGGCAGGATACGGCCTTTTAGATTTGCCTTTAGCCGATTTTCGGCCACAAGCCTTGCCTGTCTTAACGTCGGTCCATTCTTCGCCAAACCACTTGCCAAGTCCGCCTTTACCCTTTTTTGCTACTGCCACGTTTCGCCACCTTATTGTTGCCGCCTGACCAGCCACCGCCTTTGGATTTGTACCATTTGGACGCCCAAGCGTTTGCGTACGCGGAGGGGTAGACTTTGAACTTCGCCTTGGCCGCAGACTTAGCTTTCGACCACAATGCTGCGTTTGTTGGTTTTGCTTTAGACATCAGCACTTCCACCGTCTTCTGGCCTGCCGCAGCCGACTGTTCGGGTCTTTTGCTGCTTTCGGAAACTGTTTCATCTGACCGGCTGAACGTGCGCAGTATGACTTACGTCGCTTAGCCGCTTTGCTGCCTTTTTTAACTTTGCCGGTGACAGCAGTTTTTAACTTAGACCCGGGGTTAGCTCGCCTGTGTGCGGCGACACCTTTAGCTGTCATCCCTGCACCTGACTTGGTTTTGCGGTAGTTGCCACCTTTGCCAGTGGTTTTGCGGATCGGTTTGTCGCCCATCAAAAGTTCCCCTTAATCGAGTCCATGATCTCGCCCAGCGTCGGGCGTTTGTTCTTCGGGTCGTAGGCGCAGCGTATGGTCTTGGGACACTGCGACCACTGATTTAAGCTGCCGTCGTCTGTCACGTAGTGGTATGCCATCACGCTGTTCTTCCCGCGGTAGACACATATCTTTTGGCCCGTTACGTCGGTTATGCGCTTCCACAGATGGCAGTCTATGTACTCAGGGTTAAGCAGTGACCCCGCCAACAGTATGTGTGCACATGTTAACACGTTTACCACGCTCCTGCCCCCACGCCAACAAAATAAGAACCCGTGCCGATAACTCCAATAATTCCAACCGACAAAACCGTAATCGCTATGTTGTTTACTATGGCTCGCTTGGCTTCCATCTGCCTGTATATTGTGTCTTCGCGCTCTTTCTTAATCTGGCGTCTGAGATCAACAATCTGTTGGTATGTTCCAGGCTTGTATTTGTAGTCGATTAAAAACTTCAACTCCTTCTCTTTCTGGAGCATTTCTTGCTGTCTCACGACGATGTCGAGAGCTTCTTTTTCGATCGACTCCGCGCCTTGGCTTGCCTTTTCGAACAGGGACGGCGACTTTTTCTGCTCCCCCGCTTTTTGCAGATCACTTACGCAACCATACCATTCCGATAATTGACCCGTAACTTCGCTAAATTCGCGGCCAGCTTGCACCAGTTTGGTCACGGTTTTATAGGCTAACAACGCCCCACTATATGCCGTGACAGGGTCAATCACTTAACCGCTCCTTCTGTCTATCGTTCTAGCATCCTATCCATTTTTGCGTCGAGAGCATCCAACCTAGTTATTACGCGGTCGATGGACGTGTTGCTCTCGACTTTCGTCGAATACTCTTTTGCCATTTCCTCCCGTGTTCGGTTAAGTAAAATTTGCACTCGTTTTAGTTCGTCGTGTTGGTTTTTGGCCCACCATACAATAAAGCCCAACCCTATTGTTAGCAGCGCACTCCAAAGGACTTCAGTACCCATCAGCTTTGACCTCTCCTACTGAATATCCAAGTGAACATTTAACGTACCAATTCCGCTACCGTACCTACCGTCCTGAAACGAAAGCGTTGGGCTGCTAGAACTTAAAGCTACAACGGGGCTACGCAGCCAAAAATTGTACCCGATTCTGGTATTTACGGGGCTGGAAGTCTCGGTATAAAAATAATACTGGCTGCTAAGGGTGAGACCTGTGTTTCCGCTGCCTGTTCCGTTACGGTCGCGCACCCACCGTCCACCAGAGGCAGAGCCAGTCACATTCGAAAAACCGTTCGTTAAAGCATCAGCGTAAGTTGCTGACCCGTAAGTCCCAAACCCTGAATTGTAGACAGTAGTTTGAAAAGAAAAGCTGCTTGAACTGTTGCCGTACGTTGCGCTGCCAAAATTTATATTAAGTATCTGAAGGTCGCCTGTCCAATGGTCGCCTTTTACGTGGTGGAACACTAATCGCGCACTCTCTCCTGTGTAGTCAACGCCCCCTACATTGCTGAGATTTATACTGTTGTTATTGGCCACTTGGCTGGCGCTGGTTTGACTTTGCCCCGTAAGGGTCAACAAAGAGGGCGTCAAGCCTTGGGCTATGCTGCTCCCACTGTCACGGTTAGGGTAAGCGCCAAACCCCAGTGTTTGATACCCGAAACTCATTCGTCGTTACCCGCATCTGTGGTGTAAAACAGCTTGATGCCGTGCAGGCGGCACGGTGATGGGTGAGTGTCTGCGCTCAAACCTGATTGCCGAAAAAATTTAAAATATACTAGACTATCATCTAAAACCGAACCGCCTACAGTAATAGATGCGCTTTCGCTGGAAACGTTTAACTTTGAGGTATCACCGCAGTGATCGTCGCTTAAGTACGACTGAGTACCGTAACTTTGGTTAATATAAATATTGTTGCTTACCCCAACAGCGATCAGTCCAACCTGAATAGTGTTGGTGGCTGTGTTAGCACTTGACCAATACACTTGGTAAGTTAATGAGCCTTTGTCCCAAGCCTTCGGAAAAGCCACGCTAAATTGCGCGTTTGATGCACCCCCGTTACTGGGAAAATCTAACGAAACTATTTCTGGGCGGTACGACTGTATTTCTACGGTGGCTAACGCCGCACACCCATCTGTTGTAGTCGGCTGCATAGCACTGGCGGGAACCCAGATCGTTTGCTTTCCTGTTGGCGATGGCGCTAACGTCGCCTTGTCTCTTGCTCTCGTCATTTTTGTATCCTTTTACCCGCGATAAACATCAGGAAAACTCTATTATTACGGCGGAACCGGACACGCCACTGGTGTAGTTAAGAGCACCCCTTAGCCCGCTATTTCGGCTTAAGTTTGAAGCACTGAGCAAATGGCCCTTCAATGCGATTTCAGCCGCCGTCGAAGCCGCATCAAACTTAGGGACTTGCGAAGAATATCTGTCGTAGGTGAACGAAATGCCAAACGGCGAAAGATCGAACACACCAGCCGCTTCATTGCCAGAGTTCGGAACTGGCGCACCGCCTGAGGAGTACCCAAAACCATTCGAATTTGGACCCTGACCGCCCGTTCCGCAGCGCCCCCCGCCACCGCCGCCATACCCGTAAGTAGGGCCTGTACTGCTGAAGCCACTACCCCCGTTGCCACCCGCTGCGGCGAAGTCGTGGGCTGACGCGCTGTTTATAGACGCTCCTGTGGTAGAGTTACCTGGGGATGAATTAACAATCATACTCGCAAGATATGAACTACCACCGTTGTACAAGTTCACAACATAACTAGCATCTAAGTTATCCACATATCTTTCTGCATACGCGCCGCCGCCCATGCCCGAATAGTAATTACTGGCGAAGCTAGACTGAGACCCTATCGCACCAAAAAGCATAAAGAGCGCAGCCTTAGTTCCTGCCGTTGGGGTGTATGTTCCAGTAAACGTCGACGACGAACTACCAGAGCTAAACACTTGAGACGAAGTGAAAGCGAGCGACACCCCACCAGACGTATGCCCGAAAGCCCTAGATGATGCCGCGCCGAAGGTAGAAAGCATATTTGATTACCCCCTACGC